AGGTGACTTTCTCCCAATTGGAAAAACCCAGTTGTATCTTGCCAGGAAAGACACAATCATCTCCATTAACGAGGAGCCTACATTGTTCATAACTTTCCCTATAACGATCGACTAACTTCAGATTTTTAATCTCAGTTATTTCCATCGACCATCTGCAAAAAGCAGCATTAGCAAGGCACAAGAAAGGAAAAGAAATAATACTTCCCATCAACTGTCCTTCTTTCTGGTCTTTAAACCACTCATCTTTGAGATCTTTCCCTTGTCTATAAGACTTGTTGAACTCAGGATCAAGAATAGAGTGACCTGTTAACAATCTCTTCATCAATATATTGAAATCATCAATATGTTGAGAAAATTGATCTCCAGGGTCACCATGTTCTTTCCATATCTGAACAAGTTCATCTAGTAGACATTCCGATACCCAACTGTGAAGATTATCTGTACTAGCTTTATAATCGCCAGAATTAAATTCTTCGTCCTCTCCGAGTCTGCCTAATTGTTGTTTAACAATATCAACAGAAACAGTCTTCCCAATCAATTGGAAACAACTTTCATCTTTAAGGACCCCCCACAACCATTTTTGCATTGGTTTGAGAGCAGCTTGAGCAAGGGCAGGACCTGCAGTAATTGGTCGAACTTTTAAAGGTTCGGGTAATCCAATTATTACTGTATGTGCAGGTTCCACGAGAGCCTCAGAAATTAGAGTAGGATAAATCCTATCACTCCACAGTTTACAAAGTTCTTCACCATCGAAGTGAAGGCCAATCGTATCCTTGATAACAACGTTCTCAGGATCGTCATCAATTCTCTCTTGATCTTCAATTCCAGCTTTTCCATAAAGCTCAGTAAGCTCACCACTAAGGGTCATTGGGCCTAAAGACTTTTTAATAAGAGAAGACTTCAAAGGAAATAAGAGTGAACGACTATGTTTATTAGACATAGGGTCACAAAGAGGTCTGTCCTCAGGGACACGAAACTCATTACAAATCTCCTTAAGTTTTTCATTCTCAAGAAAAGCTCCAACTCCACCACAGTTCCCTCTACTATAATTATATTGGGAATTTGTCGAAGGCACAAACGGTTTGGAAAGTTCACTCCAAAGGGGTACCTTCTTACCAAAGATTTCTCTTACGGTTCTGCGAAGTTGATAACAAGCAGTATGCCTGTTAATATGGTGATCAAAGACTCCATCATTAATTACAAAATCAGGAATATCGGGTCTTTCAGAAGTCAAATGAATAAATGATTTCTTTTCCGCTTCCACCACCATCTCAGGACGGACAGGTGGAGCACCCTTCTTACTTTGAGCAATAGTTTGGGCAAATGATTCAAATTTTAGTGGATCTCCAAGTCTTAAAAGCCTCAAAAACCTCTTACCACGTCCATAACATAAAAAGGACGGATCTACCAGATCAGGGAACTCACCGAGTCCCTTTGGCACGGGTGGAATATCTTGTTCCATCACGTAACTAAAAAATGCATTGATTTTGTACTTGTAAAAATCTTTCCAAGAATCAACTCCATTTTTCCTAACAAACTGTAGAATTCTTTCTTTCAGTTTAACCTGATCAATACGAG